GACCAAGTTAGAATGAGACATTTAGCAGGTGTTGACGATTTTTAGTAGAAAACAATGAATAGAGAAAGACTTAGCAAATTAGCAGGTATTATGTCTGAAGATGATTTAAAAACGCAACACGGTGAAGAATTACTTAACAAGGTTGCTATGTGGATTTATCACGAAAGTTCAGAGCCAATAAGTGAAATAGAATATTTACTTAAAAAGTCTGATGCAGTTGGTGAATATATAGACGCTGTGGAAGAAAGCAAAGAAACAGATATTACAGAAATAGAAGTCAATCCAGGAGATGAGGTTGTAAACCACTTAAACGATATTGAAGAATCCATTTCTACAATAAATCATGACAATCTATCTGAGATGGCAATGAGAATTCAAGATGCTGTTGAGGAAATTAGAACTAAACTAGACTTGTTAGGTTGGGAACAATATGACTAATTACTAAAATATATGATTTTTTAGTTGACAACCACACATTAATTGTGTTATAATAAAAGGGAGTTAAGTGCTTCCTTTTTTATGGTTTAAATAATTTTCACCACAATTTTGAAGTTAAGAAAACTTACAAAAAGGTGCATTTAACTCTTGACTTTTGAAAAAAAGATAAGTATAATAGTATCATTAGTAGAAATATGTATGGTACATAAAAACTAATATAAAACTAATAGTAAGAAAATAACTAATAAAGGCTAATATAGGAGAAATATAATGGCAACACTAGCAGAAATCCGTGCGAAATTACTCGCACAAGACAACAAAGCATCAGACAATGCATCCTCAAACAGAGGTTCAGATGCTGTATACCCTTTCTGGAATATGGACAACGACAATACATCCGTATTGAGATTCCTTCCAGACTCAGACCCCACTAACACATTCTTTTGGAAAGAACGACAAGTTATCAAACTTCCGTTCCCTGGTGTTAAAGGCGGTGACGAAACTAAACGAGTAATCGTTCAAGTACCTTGCGTTGAAATGTGGGGCGAATCGTGCCCAATTCACGCAGAGATACGTCCTTGGTTTAAAGACCCAGCAATGGAAGACCTAGGTCGTACATATTGGAAAAAGCGTTCATACGTTTTCCAAGGTTTGGTTGTAACTGACCCTATCGGTGGTGAACAACCAGAAAATCCAGTTCGTAGATTTATCATTGGACCACAAATCTTCAAGTTATTGAAGGCGGCTCTAATGGATCCAGACATGGATAATCTTCCAACGGATTATGAACAAGGTACAGACTTCCGTCTTACTAAAACACAAAAAGGTCAGTATGCTGACTATTCAACTTCATCTTGGTCACGTAAAGAACGTTCACTAAATGAAGAAGAACGCCAAGCAATCGAAACTCATGGTCTTTATGACTTGAATGAGTTTATGCCTAAGCGTCCAACTGAGGATGACATGCGAGTAATCACAGAGATGTTTGAAGCATCTGTTGATGGTGAATTGTATGACCCAACTCGTTGGGGACAGCACTATAAACCTTATGGGTTAGATGTTCCAGCAGGAACGTCAGCACCTACTCCAACTCCATCTGCTCCAAAAGTAGAAGAAGTTAAAGAAGTTGCGACAGCACCGGCAGAAACATCAGCACCAACTCCGACTCCAGCACCAGCAGAAACAACTGCTGAAGCACCGAAGTCAGATGCGGCAGATATCTTAGCAATGATTCGTAGTAGAAAAACTGACTAAGACCAATATTGAGTGTGGGGAGTAAATACTCCCCTACTCTTTTTATATCACATAAGGAGAATCGTATGGCAAGAGCCTTTGATGCGAGTAAATTTCGCAAAAATATAACAAAATCTGTTCCAGGTATGAGTGTTGGTTTTAGAGACCCAGACACTTGGATATCAACGGGTAATTACACATTAAACAAACTTATCAGTGGAGAATTTAATAAAGGAATTCCATTAGGTAAAGTAACAGTCTTTGCAGGTGAAAGTGGCGCAGGTAAATCATTTGTAGCCGCAGGTAACGTAGTTAAAAATGCACAAGACCAAGGAATTTTTGTAGTTCTAATCGACAGTGAGAACGCACTAGACGAAACGTGGTTACACGCACTCGATGTAGATACTACACCAGAAAAACTACTAAAATTGAATGTAGCAATGATTGATGATGTTGCTAAAATCATTTCAGACTTTATGAAAGGTTATAGAGAAGACCATTCAGACACACCAGACGCAGACCGTCCAAAAGTGTTGTTTGTCATTGATAGTCTTGGAATGATGATGACCCCAACCGATGTTGACCAGTTTAATCGTGGTGACATGAAAGGTGATATGGGTCGTAAACCAAAAGCATTAGCGGCACTAGTAAGAAATAGTGTGAATATGTTTGGTGACTATAATGTAGGACTAGTTGCTACAAACCATACATACGCATCACAAGATATGTTTGACCCAGATGATAAAATCTCTGGTGGTCAAGGATTTATCTATGCTAGTTCAATTGTAGTAGCAATGAAGAAATTGAAACTAAAAGTAGATGCTGATGGTAATAAAACGTCTCAAGTACATGGTATTAGAGCGGCGTGTAAAGTAATGAAGACACGTTATGCTAAACCATTTGAAGGAGTTCAAGTAGAGATTCCATATGAAACTGGAATGTCACCTTACTCTGGATTGGTTGAGTTCTTTGAAGCAAAGGGTGTACTTGTGAAACAAGGTAATCGTTTGAAGTATAATACAAAATCAGGCGAAGAGATGATTGAGTTTCGTAAGAACTGGTCAGATGAAAAACTTGATGTTGTTATGAAAGATTGGAACGAAGAAAATTTAAATGATGAGAAGCATGAGTTAGAACAAGTTGAGTCAGAAGAAGTATAAAATTGAGCAATCTGTATAAATAGATTGCTTACCAAAACAAGATATAACTAAGAGGAGTCAACTTGGAATCAGAATCACTATACGAATTGTGGGAAACTTTAGTGAACTATATTCCCGGCAAAGACAGAATAGAAGCCGGCGAAATGTTTATAAAGCAATGCGATGATTTAGGAATGAGTAGTGAAGATATTGAATTGTTAATTGATGGCAATCAAATACTTTTAGTTGCGTTAGACAGATACTTTGAAGATGAAGTAGATGAAGACGATTATTATGAAGAAGACGAAGATGACTACTAATGAATTGGTATAGCAAAATAGTAAAAGACTGGAGTGAAATCCCAAACTGTATTCAATTTTTTGACAGTGAACTAGTGGATGCGAGAAGAGAAGTAAAGATAAAGGGAAATATTGAAAAAAATTCTACCCAACTGCCTGCGTTTGTTGAACTTCGTTTTGGTCAATTACAAGAGATAGAGGCAATACTTGAACATCTGAATATACAGTTACGAAAGAAGAGAAGTTCGTATTTGAGAAAATATTTAGAAAATTATAATAAAGTATTGAGTAGTAGAGATGCTGAGAAATATGCTGACGGTGAAGACGAAATCGTTGCGATTGGTGAACTTATAAACCAAGTAGCACTTATTAGAAATCAGTATCTAGGTATTACAAAAGGGTTTGAAATTAAACACTTTCAACTGTCAAACATAATAAAATTACGTGTTGCAGGCATGGAAGATTCAGAGATTAACACATATTAGGGTAGAGGAAAATGACTGGGATTCATATAGTTAAACGAAATGGGGATAAAGAGAATTTAGATTTAGAAAAAATGCACAAAGTTGTGTTTGAAGCGTGTAACAATATTAACAATGTATCTGCCAGTGAAGTTGAATTAAAATCACACATTCAATTTTATAGTGGAATGACAAGTAGTGAGATACAAGAAACATTAATCAAAGCGGCAGCCGAACTAATAACAGAAGATACACCAAATTATCAATGGGTTGCAGGAAATCTAATTAACTATCATATTAGAAAAGAAGTGTATGGTGCTTTCGAACCATGTCACATTATAGAGTTAGTTAACAAGAATACTAAATCTGGTTTCTATGACAAAGCATTAACAGAAGATTATTCTGTAGAAGAATGGGAAAAGATTAATAGTTTCATCAAACATGATAGAGACTTCGACATTACATATGTTGGCATGGAACAGTTTCGTGGAAAGTACTTAGTACAAAATCGTGTAACACATAAGATATACGAAACACCACAAATGGCATATATGCTAATTGCGGCAACATTATTCAGCAATTACGATAAAGAAGAACGTTTGAAGTGGGTAAAAGATTACTACGATGCAATTAGTACTTTTGATATCTCATTGCCGACTCCTGTTATGGCAGGTGTTCGTACACCACAAAGACAATTCAGTAGTTGTGTATTAATTGAAACAGATGATAGTTTAGATAGTATCAATGCGACATCTAGTTCAATTGTTAAATATGTCTCTCAGAAAGCAGGAATTGGGGTTGGTGCGGGTAGTATCCGAGCAATAAACTCACCTATTCGTAATGGCGATGCAAGTCATACTGGTGTTATTCCGTTCTATAAAATGTTTCAAGCGGCAGTTAAATCTTGTTCTCAAGGTGGAGTTAGAGGTGGCGCGGCAACATTATATTATCCTGTTTGGCATTTAGAAGTAGAAGATTTACTTGTATTAAAGAACAACAAAGGTACAGAAGATAATCGTGTACGTCATATGGACTATGGTGTTCAGTTTAACAAGTTGATGTATGAACGTCTAATGACAGGTGGTAATATTACATTATTCTCACCACAAGATGTACCAGGATTGTACGAGTCATTCTTTAATGACCAAGATAAGTTCCGTGAATTATATGAACAAGCAGAACGTAAAACATCTATTCGTAAGAAAACAGTACCTGCGATTGAATTATTTTCATCATTTATGAATGAACGTAAGAACACTGGTCGAATCTATCTACAAAATGTAGACCATGCGAATGACCACAGTTCATTCGATTCGAAAGTGGCACCAGTCAAACAATCAAATTTATGTTGTGAGATTACTCTTCCGACTAAGCCATTGAATAGTGTGATAGACGAAGAGGGCGAAATTGCTCTCTGTACACTTAGTGCTATCAATTGGGGTAATATTAAATCACCAGAAGATTTTGAAAAGCCTTGCGAGTTAGCAGTAAGAGGTCTTGATGCTCTATTGAGTTACCAAGATTATCCACTCATTGCGGCCGAGTTAGCAACAGATAACAGGAGACCTTTGGGCGTAGGCATTATTAATTTTGCGTATTGGTTGGCTAAAAATGATACGAATTATACTGACCCTAACTTAGAGTTAGTCGATGAATGGGCAGAAGCGTGGAGTTATTATCTAATTAAAGCATCAAATAATTTGGCAAAAGAGATTGGACCTTGTCCTAAATCTGATGAAACAAAGTACGGACATGGTGTAGTACCGATTGATACTCGTAAAATAGAGATTGATGAACTAGTAAAACACTCAGAGAGAATGGATTGGAAATCTCTTAGAGAAGATTTAAAAGAACACGGAGTAAGAAATTCAACATTAATGGCTCTTATGCCTGCTGAAACATCAGCACAGATTTCAAACTCAACAAATGGTATTGAACCACCACGTAGTTTGGTGAGTGTTAAACAAAGTAAACACGGTGTGTTAAAGCAAGTAGTTCCGGGTATTCATAAGTTAAAAAGTAAATATGAACTTCTATGGGACCAAGAATCTCCAGAAGGTTACTTAAAAATTATGGCAGTATTACAAAAGTATATTGACCAAGGCATATCAGTAAACACAAGTTATAATCCAATGCATTATGAAGATGAGAAAATTCCAATGTCTGTGATGTTACAACATCTTATTATGTTTTATAAGTATGGTGGAAAACAACTATATTACTTCAATACATTTGATGGACAAGGAGAGTTGGACATTAATGCATTAAATTCAATGGATAAAAATGAAGAAATTTCAGAGGAATCGTCAGAATACGGTACCTTAATAGATGATGAGGATTGTGAAGGTTGCACAATATAGAGGAAAGAAGATGACAACAGTATTTAATTCAAAAAATAAACAAGACCACACCAAAGCAAAGGCTTTCTTGGACCCATCGGGCGGTGTAACAATTCAACGATATGATATGTTGAAGTACAAACAGTTTGACAAACTAACTGATAAGCAGTTGGGTTTCTTCTGGCGACCAGAAGAAGTCGATTGTCATAAGGATGCAAATGACTTTAATAATCTTACAGAGAACGAAAGACATATCTTTACAGCAAATTTAAAAAGACAAATCATATTAGATAGTGTACAAGGTCGTGCGCCAGTAGAAGCATTTGGACCACTAGTAAGTATTCCAGAACTAGAAGCGTGGATTCAGACTTGGACATTCAGTGAAACAATTCACAGTCGTAGTTATACACATATTATTCGTAATGTATATGCTAATCCTAGTAAAGTATTTGATGAAATGATGAACATTTCAGAGATTACAGACTGTGCTGATGCTATTAGTACTAATTATGATGAACTTATTGACCTATCATTGAAGTATCAATTACTAGGTGAAGGTAAACATACAGTCAACGGCAAGAAAGTTGAAGTAGACTTATACGAACTTAAGAAATCATTATACAAAACACTAATGAGTGTAAACATTTTAGAAGGTGTTCGTTTCTATGTATCGTTTGCTTGTAGTTGGGCGTTTGCTGAACTTAAAAAGATGGAAGGCAATGCTAAGATTATTAAACTAATTGCACGTGATGAAAACTTGCACTTAGCATCTACCCAATCACTTCTAAAGATTTTACCAAAAGACGATAAAGATTATATTAAGATTGTTAAAGAAACAGAAGAAGAATGTATTCAGATGTTTGTAGATGCTGTAGAGCAAGAAAAAGCGTGGGCAGACTATCTATTTAAAGACGGCAGTATGATTGGACTAAACACACAACTATTAAGTGATTATATTGAATGGATTTGCTGTAAGCGTATGATTGCTGTAAATCTAAAATGTCCATATACAGTCCCACAAGCCAATCCACTACCATGGACACAGAAATGGATTGCAGGCGCAGATGTACAAGTAGCGCCACAAGAAACAGAGATTACTTCTTATATACAAGGAGGAGTTAAGCAAGATGTGTCAGAAGATACTTTCGGAGGTTTATCATTGTGATAGAGTTAGACTCAATTGGTACAGTAGATTATGAAGTAAAAGATTTTGTTGCGTTAACACCCCATAACGAGGCACATTTTTGTTTAGTACCTAGGACTGTTGACCAACAGGTTATTTTAAAATTACAAAAGATTATGATGGATATTGGTAATGCTAATATCAAAAATGGAGTATGTGAACAATACGAAACGATAATGAAGTTTGTTAACGACCATCCAATCATAGAAATACACTTAACAAAGGAGAAAAAAATGACTAAAATGGGCTTAGAATTTAACGCATGGATTCAAAATACATGGATGGACCACCTTGATGAAAAGATGCAGTGGAAAGAAAAAGTAGATTACACTCAAAAAGAATGGCTTAAGAAGAATTTAGATTTCTTAACCAATAGATTTCAAAAAGAGGTTAGACAGAAGTAAATGAAAATAGTTCTAGCAACTGGCGGATTCGACCCTATTCATTCGGGACATATTTCATATCTTAAAGCCGCTAAAGAAATGGGCGATATGCTTATTGTAGGCATAAATTCAGACGAATGGTTAGAACGCAAAAAGGGTAAATCTTTTATGCCTTGGAATGAGCGCCTAGCAATTCTCAATAACTTACAAATGGTAGATGAAGTCTTTACTTTTATGGATGATGATGACACTGCCATCAACTTTATTAAACAAGTCGTAGCACATTATCCAAATGACCAAATAATATTTGCTAATGGAGGCGACAGGAAAAAAGGCAATACGCCTGAAGTAGAATTTGCAACATCTATTGCAGATACTTCACCTGGATTTGGTTTTATGTGGGGTGTTGGTGGAGAAGATAAAAAGAATTCAAGTAGTTTGATTTTAGAAGAATGGAAAGCACCTAAGACTGTTCGTAATTGGGGTTGGTATAGAGTATTAGATGATAAGTCTGGATATAAAGTTAAAGAATTAATAATAGCACCAGGTCAAAGTTTAAGTATGCAACGCCATGAATACAGAGCAGAACATTGGTATATCCTTAAAGGAGAATGCTCATTTAATACAATAAATGCTTCCTCTGACATTGAATGGTCAGGAACATTCAAAGAACATCAGACGGTGACAATTCAAAAAAATGAATGGCACCAAGCATGTAACGAAACAAATGAACCATGTCACATATTAGAAGTACAGTATGGTGACAAGTGTGTAGAAGAAGATATAGAAAGGATAAATAAGACAGACCGATAATAACATAAATTTCACAACTAAAGGAGCAATACATGAAACTCATTAAGACAGGAAATATATATGAAAAGGATAATTCAATGAATCTATTAAACTTAACAGAAACAGAGATTAATCAATTAATCGAATCATTAGCAACAAATCCAAGCATTGAAGCAGATAAAAAAGAGCCAACGTTAAATTGGTTGCGTGAACAATTGTCTGAACAGAAAATTGGTGGTGCGTGGAAACGTAGGCTCAGAGAAAAGGGACATGTCATTTAAGAATTGGATATATGGAATTCTTATAACGGTTGTAATTTTATTTACATTCGTACAAACGGTTGAGGCACACAATTCTCAACCACACAAGATTGACACTGACCCAGAGTTACTTGTTCTTGCAACTGAACTAGAAGATAAAGAACTATCTGTGATGGTATTGGGCGGCATAGATTACTATGTACAAGAATGTACTCCGTTAACTTCTCGTGGTATCATCTACAGAAGTAAGATAATTACATACCATGATATAAATGAGACAATGTTGCCTATCAATCCTACCTATATCAAAGGTGCTTTAGCAGTTTCGGGATATGATTGCCATGAAATGTTTGAATTGATATCTGCACTAGAAACAGATATCGTAAAAGAACCAGAAATCCCAGTTGATAAAGAAGAAAGTATCGAATAATTGACACAACTAGATTTTTGTGTTATAATTATTAATTAAACATAGAGGTTTAAAATGATAGAAACAGATATAGTAATAATAACAGCCGTCTTTATTGGTCTTTGTGCATACTTTAGTTACAAAAGTGGAATGAAAGATGGTTATCATAGGATGGCACAAGAAGTGTCTTCGGCTATAGTAGAAATACATTTTGAAAGAGAGAAAGTGGAAGTTATGAAACTGGAGTTAGAACAAATTCAAAAAGATTGTGCTGAGTTAGTCGAAAATAACAAGGAAATTACACGTACATGAAAATCATAGCAGGAAATAGTAACTTAACACTAGCAGAAGAAATTGCTGGTTATTGTTTTACAACTTTAGTTCCCGCAGAAATAAAAACTTTCGCAGATGGTGAAAGTAGTGTAGAGTTTTTAGAGAATGTTCGAGGTGAAGATGTCTTTATAGTTCAGAGTACAAGTTCACCAGTGAATGATAATCTAATGGAACTCTTAGTTATGATTGATGCGGCAAAACGTAGTAGTGCTAGTCGTATTACAGCCGTCATTCCTTACTTTGGTTATGCTAGACAAGATAGAAAAAGTGCAAGTCGCACTCCAATTACTGCTAAACTCGTAGCAAATCTCATTACAGAAGCCGGAGCAGATAGAGTTCTGACAATGGACTTACACGCTGGACAAATTCAAGGCTTCTTTGATATTCCAGTTGATGATTTAACAAGTCGTATTGTATTTGCCAAAGATATTAAGAGACGATTAGGCGATAAAGCCTATAAGAACACAGTGTTCGTGTCACCTGACGCAGGTGGTACTATGAGAGCCCGTAAATTTGCTGAAATGTTTCATGGTGATATTGCTATCGTAGACAAACGTAGACCTAAAGCAGGCAAAAGTGAAGTAATGAACATTATTGGAGAAGTTGAAGGTCAACATGCGATATTAGTTGATGATATTATCGATAGTGGCGGTACATTATGTAATGCCGCACAGGCAATCATAGATGCTGGTGCGTTAAGTGTACGAGCATACATTACACACGGTGTATTAACGGGCAAAGCATGTCAGAAAGTTGAGAACAGTGTGCTAGAAGAACTTGTAATCACAGACAGTATTGATTTTAAATGCCCAAATGATTGTAAAAAGACACGAGCAGTGTCAGTATCAAAATTATTCGGTGAAGCAATTCGCAGAGTAAGTAATGAAGAAAGTGTAAGTTCGTTATTCTTTAATCAAAAGGTGTAATATGGAAACAGTAATAAAAATAGGGACAATAATTGAACATAAATCGACACATCGGTTAGCAAAGATAACAGATGCGTATCATCCGCCTGATAATCCGTTTGTAATGTCAATAACATACAAATATATCGATACGGACAAAGGCCGCACGATAATAGACAGTACATTAGAGCGATTTAATGAAAGTTGGACTATTTTAGACGAAAAAAGCAAAGAAAAAGAGCCAAATCCTGTTTAATTTGACTTAAAACCCGCAAAAACTTGACAAATCCTCGTTTTGGTGTATACTATAAGTATATTCAATAAAAGAGAGGGTTAAATATGGCTTATATATCGACAGAAGAAGTAAAAGCGGTTCGAGTTGCTCTTAAAGAGCGTTTCAAAAACAAACTTAAGTTCTCTGTTCGTAGAGAACACTATTCAAGTCTTAATGTTTCTATCGTTTCTGGTGAAATAAACTTCTATGACGGAAGTTTAGACTCAGAAGATAGACACAATCCTAATGCTCCAATCAATAAATTTGATGGACATCTTCAAGTGAACAATTATTATCCTGAATATTACGGAAAACATTCTTCATTAATCGCAGATATTGATAATATTATGAAAACTGCACCTGCAAATGCAGAAGGTGGACGTGAATATTATGATAATTCAGATGCAATGATTGATTATTTTGATACTGCCTTTTATACTAACATAAGCATAGGTAAGTGGAACAAACCTTATGAATATAAGGGAGCGAAATAATGATATCATTATTATCATACGTAGTTAAGAAATTTCTTATGGGTTTTATTGGAGTTTTCTTAATTCTAGGTGTTCTTTCAGCAATTTTCTCTGGTTCTGCATCAGCAAGTGAAGTTGAGCCAGTAGTTAAAATGAGCAAAAGTGAAATTTGCCACGCAGTTGATAGTTCTTATTATAATAGAACTAAAAACTTTACTTCTTTTGAAACATTAAAAGAATGTATTGAGGCTGGCGGTCGTTTACCTAAGAATTATACTCCTATAGAAGAGGTTGCATAATGTCAGTAGAACTAAAACCAAAACTTGACAAAATCTACATAGATATAGATGGTCCTAATGGAAATGCATTTAATCTATTAGGAGCCGCTTCGGTTTTATCTAAGAAATATGATTTTCCTGGTGAGACGATTAGAGATGAAATGGCATCAGGTGATTATATGAATTTACTAAAGGTATTTGATGATAATTTTGGTGAGTTCGTAGTGTTACAAACTGAAAATGCTGAGTATCTTGAGGCATTTGCAAAATGAAAAAACTTGACAGATATGATATCTGTGCTATAATATAATTATATTAAACAAATGAGAGGGTTAAATATGAGTTATGTAAAAATCGAAAATGGGTATTACAACTATAAAGATATAAATGGTGTATTCCCCCTAGTTAAAGGTATTACAAAATCAAAAGATGGTTCGTATTTTGTAAAAATTAATACTAGTAAGTCTGACATTAAAGCATTCAAAGGTCGTGAAGTAGTTCGAGTTAAGATTGAAAATCAAGACCAAGTTACCGAAGTAGAGAATGTTGAACTTGGTAAAGAAATTGTTGAAACTGACGAACAAGCGATTGACCGTATTGCTGAACGTTTCTCTATTTTAGAAGAAATGACTAATGCTACACTTGATGGCATTGTGCGAGGTATGATTGTTACAGGACCTCCAGGAGTTGGTAAGACATTTGGTGTTGAACAAGTCCTTGAAAAAGATAGTCTGTTCGATATGATGGCTAATCGTCCTATTCGACATACATTTGTTAAAGGTGCCATGTCGGCAATTGGTCTATATAGTACTCTTTATAAGTATTCAGATTCCAAGAGCATTGTTGTTCTGGATGACTGTGATAGTATTCTTTGGAATGAAGATGCCTTGAATATTCTTAAAGCCGCACTTGATAGTGGCAAGAAAAGACGTATTTCTTGGAACTCTGATTCAAACTTCCTACGCCGTGAGGGTGTTCCTGGTGAATTCGAGTTTAGCGGTTCAGTTATCTTTATTACAAACTTGAAGTTTGATAGTACTAGACAAACTAAAATCAAAGACCACTTAGAGGCTATTCTTTCTCGTTGTCATTACCTTGACCTTACACTTGATACTACCCGTGATAAGATTATGAGAATTAAACAGATTGCCAGAGACGGTGGGTTGTTTGATACTAAGGGTCTAACTAAAATTGAAGAGCAAGAAATCAT